CCTCCCGAAGGCTTTGAAGAAGCACGGGCTGGATGCCACCAAGGTTACTGACGACGCAGGCAACACCTGGTGGGAGGTAGATATCCCCGCTCGCCTAGGTGAAGGGGTTGGGGAGATACGCGCCTACAACAAAGGGGGGCAGGTCTCTGACAAGATTCGCGTGCTGAAGAAAGAAGGGTACCCACAGAAACAAGCTGTAGCGATTGCGCTGGCTATGAAGCAAGAGGGTAGACTTTAATTTTGTATTTTCGCAGTTATGGCAACCCTAACTGTAACAATAAAGGAGGAGCTCATCCTGAACGGGGCGGAGCACGGGAGCGAGAACGTTATCTCCATCACGGGGGTGACTGAGTCCCTGCACAGGATTATCGACATCCCCACCCTCTCGGAGACTACGCTCGCGGACTTCGGGGCGGCCACTGGGGGGAGCACTTTCATCGACGAGACGGCGCAGTACATGCGCATCACTAATCTCGACACAACCAACTACGCTACGCTGCGCGTACTCGGGACCAGCGAAGAGTACTTCGTACGCCTCGACCCCGAGGGGAGCTTCATGCTGTTCAACTCCAAGATGGATGCCAACGCCACGGGGAGCCAGACGGCGAGCTTCGCGGACGTAGAGAGCATCGGGGCTCAGGCCAACAGCGCCGCTATTCAGCTCGAGGTGTTTGTGGCCGTATAACAACTACACCTATGGTTCCAAAGAAAGACCCAACAGAAAAACTTCTTCGCAAGCAGGAGCGAGAAACCCGTCGGAAGCAGCGAAAGTTTGAACGCCAGTCCAAGCGGGCTATGAGGAATCGCATGCGCCGCCGATACGCTATGGGGGGTCGTACTAGGGGTGGCGGTGAAGAGGATCCAGATATCTCTGACGGTCGCATGTACAATAACGGTGGTCGCCCTGGTGGGTTCTTGTCTTCTAACGCACCTGGCGGGTTCCCAAAAGAAAAAGCATTCAAGAGCTATTACCCGCCAACTATAGCGCCCTATAATAGAATTGATGGGGACACTCGGAACCAAGGTTTTGTTCAAGGATACAATTCTGGGCTGAAAGAAATTCTTCAGTTGCTTAGGGTATCCCCTAAAGGTAAACCTCGCAAGATTATCGGGCTCCCTACAGGCAGGCGCTACATCGACCAAAAACTACATGGAGTAAGAGACGTTTATAAAGACAATGAGTTCTACAGGCACTATGCTCAAACTAGAAATGTAGACAGGGACGACTACGAAAAAACCTTTGACAAGTACAAAGGCTTTACTAAGATGACTCCTGAAGGCGGGCGGAAAAGGACTGTAGAGACTGGTGGGGTAGATTTGAACTGGTTCCAAAGAAGGTTCCCAGGACTGTTTACAGAAAGGTACAAGGTTAGGTCTAAGTACGGACCTGAAGGTGAGCTTCGCAAGCGTGTAACTACGTCTCGCGCAGGGGGTAGGGAGGTGAAAAAGTACCCTACACAGGCTGAGCTTGACGCTATGATTGCTCTTGATATCCTCGCTGCACAGAGTCGAAATGGGGAGTAAAGGGTATTTCAACCCAAGGCTCAAGCTGAAAGACATTAATAGAAAGCGCAGTGAAACTATCAAAAAACCTATCTCTAAAGGAAGCCACCAAGAGCCTCACCGCCCTGCGAAGGGGAATCGACAACACCCCTGACGAGCACGTCATCAAGAACCTTGAGCGTATAGCTCACCACATCTTCCAGCCGACTAGAGACTTCTTCAAGCACCCCATAGCCGTGAGCTCAGGATATCGGTGCAAGGCGTTGAACCAAGCCATCGGGGGGAGCAAGTACTCTCAGCATATGGCTGGGGAGGCGCTAGACCTCGACGCCGACGTATACAAGGGGATGACCAACGCGGATTTGTTCCACTTTATTGACCTGCACCTAGACTACGATCAGCTCATCTGGGAGTTTGGGGACGAGGAGAACCCCGACTGGGTGCACGTGTCCTTGAAGAGCGAGGGGAACAGGGGGAGGAAGATGAAGTCTGTCCGCGAGGACGGGGTAACCACATACATCGTACTGTAACGGTACGTTCTAGTGCTCGTCCTTCTCTAGCTCGCGGTACACCCTTTGCACCAGCAGCCTCCCCTTCTGCGTGAGGCAGTACCTGGTACGGTGCTGCATGTGGCTTACCCCTCTCTCCTTGAACATCTGGTAGTCGTAGGTCCGCTTGTCGAACCTGTTGAAGTACTTGTATATGTACCCCTCTTTCTGCAGGGGGTACACCAACCTATCCCCCACCTTTTCTTCTTGGTACCCGTAGTCTTGTGCCGCGTATCTCATGGTGAAGAACTCTAGGTCGTAAGCCCACATCATGAAGTACATATGCGACGGGATGACTTTGTGTTTCTTTCTCACGTGGGCTAGCACGTTCCTGAGGTTCTTGAGGTAGTTTCTTTTTACGTAAATTTGATTGAGCTTCGAGAACTCCCGAAACACTTTCTTTTTACTGTTCTTGGATTTCGGCATCAATTGAAGTGTTATAGTAAAGGTATGGATAGAGAGGTGTTCTTTTTGAAAATTCAGTCTATAGCACAGCAGATTGACGACCTCATCGACGAGTACGACCTTCGTGACGAAATCGTGTGCCTCTTCCTTACAGGGAGCATAACCGAAGAGTCCGACGGGAGCTCGATGGTGCAGGCGGTGTACGGGATGAACATCAAGGACGACGAGGAGCTCGACGACGTCCTGGACTTCTTCAAACACGTATACCATAGCAACAGGGATGTGGGGGACGAACCCGACTGGGGGGACTTCTTGGACGGATTCGGGATAAGCCTGAACTGATGGATGGGTTGATTAGAAAGATTGTCTTGGGGAGCAACCCCAAGGACGCGATGGCATACTACGTCGGTATGCGTGCAGGGAGCGGGGAGGTGACTGCTATCGTCCACGACGAGGCTTACTTGCACAAGTTCAGCTCGTCTAGGTACCTTGTGTATATTCAGACCGAAGACGGGGTGGTGTTATGGAAGGCCATTGAGTCGCTCCCCTGCGTAGTAGAATACGACTTGAATTTTTAATGAAAACATTTGACCTGTTCGTCGTGGAGCTAGAGAAGCTCACCAACGACACCATCACCACAGACAGCGGACTGGAGCTGTACGTAGACACCAAGTACAACGAGTTCGAGCACAGGGTAACCGAAGGGCCTGTCGTTGCCGTCCCGTTCAAGTACGACACGGGGGTGAGCGTAGGGGATACGCTGTACTTCCACCACCTTGTGGTGATGAACGAAGGCCAGCCCCTGACGGGGGAGGACGATCACTACCTCGTACGATACACACCAGAACATACAGTGAATAACCAAGCCATCGCCTACAAGAACAAGGACGGGGAGATTTCTCCGCTCGGGGGGTGGGTGCTCCTGACCCCAGTAGAGGAGGACGCCCCGACGCAGGATACTAGCATCGAGGTCGTGAGCTTCTCCACCCCAACGGTAACCAAGGGGAGGTTGGCTTTCGCCACTAAGGAGACCCAGGACCTGAGCATCAAGGAGGGGGACGTGGTGGGGTTCCCTGTCAACCGCGACTACAGCATCGTCATCGACGGGCAGGAGTACTACCGCGTACGCAACGAGGACCTGCTGTATGTCGAGGAGTAAGTTCACCACCGTCTCTGCCGCCCAGAGGCTGATGGCGAGCATGGAGGTGGCCATCAACAACATGATTGAGGAGGTCAAGAAGCCTGTCGATCCTGAGCTCTCTGGGGCAGGGAGGAAGGCGGAGCTCTCGAGCATCAAGCAGACGGCGGTGGACTGCAAGGAGCTCCTTGTAGAGCGTCAGCGGCTAGAGCAGATGGTGAAGGACTTGAAAGACAGCGGGGAGATAGCCCAAGAGAAGGACTACTCTGGCGGGTTTGCTGAGCGGTTCAGTAAGTAATGGGGTACAAGAACAAGGAGGACCAAAGGGCTGCTTCGCGCCGCAACTACGAGAAGCACAGAAAGAAGTACATCAGTAGCGCCAAGAACAGGAACTCAAACCAGTACCACATCAACAAGGATTTCGTCAACAGGGTTAAGTCATTTGCTTCCTGCGTAGACTGTGGGGAGGGTGACCCTATCGTCCTTGACTTCGATCACGTAAGAGGGGAGAAGCGAGGCAACGTTTCTGATATGGTTAGATGCTATTATTCCATAGATAGCATTAAAAACGAGATGCGTAAGTGCCAGATAAGATGCGCTAATTGCCACAGAAAAAGAACATTTGAAAGGAGAAACTCCTAACGATTATCGAGAATATTCTTATATTTGAATTGACTAAAGTTCAATTCATGAACAAGAAGTTTCTCTTCGACGGGGGTAAGCTCCTGATTCTATGCCTGTGCTGTAGCCTCCTCGGTGCGTGCGGGACGTACATGAGTGTAACTCAGGTCACTCAGAAGGGGGAGCACACCCTCCCCATTAACTTGGATAAGACCCCAGGGATTGACCGCTACCGTGCGTCAATCTATCCCGACTACCTCGCCTGGATGGTGCTGGATAGCGCCTTTGTCGGGTTCAAAGTGGACGAGAGGGTGGAGTACCCTGACCCCACCAATAACTCCCCTGGGTACTACTACGTTGTCACCGTATATCACTCACGTAACGACACACTATTTAAGTCGTACGTGGATAGCGTAAATCTAAAATGGCAACAAAAGGAATACTGACGCTCCTGCTTGTCTGCGTCGCTTTTATCTGCACCACTTGTACTTCTAACAAGCACTGCGAAAGCTACGCAGAGGATATGGGGGTGTTTCATAAGCTGTCGTGACCCTCGTAGAACTCGAGGAGTATACAGAGCCTGGGGTAGCAATATGCCCCAATGGAACGCAGGGCCTCGTTGAAGAAATCGGCGGGGTAGTCATAGTACTGCCCAAGCGCCCCGCAAAAAACAAAATCCTGTTCCACGACCTCCCAAAGCAGGATCAGTACTGGAGAAGGGGGGAGATGCCCAAGGAGCTGCAGAGGCTCAAGAGCATGGACGAGTGGGGGGAGTCTCCGAAGGAGTTCCGCGACCGCTTCCGTCCGTACATCGAAGAGGAGTTCCGCCGCCGCAGGGAGGGGGTGTGGTTCTACAACCACGGCGTCCCGACATACATAACGGGGAGGCACTACATGGCCTTGCAGTGGACCAAGTTCGATGTCGGGTACCCGAACTATTTAGAGTTCCAGCGCACCATCTTCATACACATGGCCGCCTGCGAAGCCGACCCACGGTGCATAGGTCAGCTATACACCAAGTGCAGGCGTTCGGGGTACACGAATATCTGCTCTTCTGTGCTGCTCGACGAGGCCACACAGGTCAAGGACAAGCTGCTTGGGATACAGAGCAAGACGGGTAAGGACGCCCAAGAGAATATCTTCATGAAGAAGGTGGTGCAGATGTTCCGTCACTACCCGTTCTTCTTCAAGCCCATCCAGGACGGTACCACCAACCCGCGTATGGAGCTAGCCTTCCGCGAACCTTCCAAGCGCATCACCAAGAACAACAAGACCACAAAGTCGGGGGATGCCCTCAACAGCATCATCAACTGGAAGAACACCACCAACAACGCTTACGACGGGGAGAAGCTGCACATGCTGTACCTCGACGAGGCGGGGAAGTGGGAGAAGCCTGTCGATATCCGTGAGGCGTGGAGGATAGAGCGCACCTGCTTGATTGTGGGTAGGAAGGTGGTTGGGACGGCGCTGGTGGGGAGCACCGTAAACCCTATGGATAAAGGGGGGAGCGAGTACAAGGACTTGTGGATGGACTCCGACCCCGATCAGCGCAACGCAAACGGACGCACCCGCTCGGGTTTGTACAGGCTGTTCATCCCGGCGTACGATGCTTTGGAGGGATTCTTTGACGTGTACGGGAGGCCCGTAGTCGACGACCCCGAAAAGCCCGTAGTAGGGATTGACGGGGAGTACGTAGAGTTCGGGGCTAAGACGTTCCTGAAGAACGAGAGGGACAGCCTCAAGAGCGATGCCTCGGAGCTGAACGAGGTGGTGAGGCAGTTCCCGTTCACCGAGGACGAGGCCTTCCGCGACAGCGTCGACGGGAGCCTGTTCAACGTCGGGCAGATATACGAGCAGGTAGAGTACAACGACGACCTCTTCCCCAACCCTGTCGTTAGAGGCAACTTCATATGGAAAGAAAACAAGAAGGACGAGGAGGTCGTGTTCTCCCCCGACCCGAAGGGGAGGTTCTACGTCTCGTGGTTACCCCCTGTAGAGACTCGGAACGTAAAGAAGATAGAGTACGGGAAGCTGGTCCCCCCATACCCGCAGTTCGGTTGCGGTGGCGTTGACTCCTACGACCTCGACGCTACGCTAGACGGGAGGGGGTCGAAGGGGGCGCTGCACTTGTACAACAAGTTCACTATGGACGACGGGAGGCTGAGCAACACCTTCGTTGTCGAGTACGCCTCGCGCCCCCCGCTAGCCAAGATATTCTACGAGGACGTGCTCATGTGCGCGTTCTACTACGGGTACCCCATCCTGATTGAGAACAACAAGTACGGGATAGCGAGGTACTTCGAGGATCGCGGATACGACGGGTACCTGATGGGGAGGCCCGACCACCTGAAGGTTCCTGGGAGCCACAGCAACGTAAAGACCAAGGGGGTACCTTCAAACTCTCAGGACGTCATCCACGCCCACGCGCAAGCCATCGAAGCCTTCATCCACGAGCACGTCGGGGTGAACAGGGAGACGGGGGAGATGGGGAAGATGTACTTCAACCGCACGCTAGAGGACTGGGTGGGGTTCAAGATTGACAAGCGTACCAAGTTCGACTTGACTATCAGCTCGGGGCTGGCCCTGCTTGCCGCACAGAAAGGTAAACCTATCAAACCCCCAACAAATTTTGCTGAGAAGAGGTTCTTTAGAAGGTACAAAGGAATTAGCAGAGTTTAATATATTTGCATTTGACGACAAGTAGTCGTAATATGCAGAACTCCAACACAAAATACTCCTCCAACTTTCCTGACCCTATGGTCCCGAAGGAGAAGAAGGAGAAGAAAGAGTACGGGCTGCGCTACGCCAAGGCCATAGAGAAGCAGTGGGGGAACGCCGACGACTACAACTCGCTGTTCAGGAAGAGGCAGAAGATATTTGAGCGCAACAGGGACTATGCGAACGGGACACAGGATACTACGGTTTACAAGCAGATACTTACTAGCCTGGACCCTAATAACGGGGATGGGAGTCTTGTTAATCTTGACTTCACCCCTGTTCCCATTCTGGCTAAATTCGCACGAATTGTCACCAACAAAATCCTCTCGCGCTCTCCTTACCCGAACCTGGAGGCGGTGGACCCGCTCTCTTCGTCAGAGAAGGACGCGCAGAAAAGGATGATGCAGATGCAGGTCGCGGCACGCGACGAGCTGATTGCACTCAAGCAGGAGACAGGGGGGCTGACGATTGGGGACGATCCCGAGCAGCTCCCCGAGACGCTCGAGGAGGCAGAGATTCTTTTCGAAACCAACATCAAGACCGACGCAGAGATAGCCGCTCAGGTGGCTACTAACATGACGTTGGAGTGGAACAACTTCGACGACAACACCTACCGCCGCTGCGTATCGGATTTGACTGCCATCGGGATGGCGGTAACCAAGCGCACCAACGACCCGAACTACGGGGTGAAGGTGGAGTACGTAGACCCAGGGGCGTTCGTGCACAGCTACACCGAGGACCCGAGCATGGACGACCTCGTCTACGCAGGGCACGTGAAGCGCATGACCATCAGCGAGCTGAAGCGCCTTGCTGGGGACGAGCTCTCTGAGGAGGATTTGAAGAAGATTCAGAAGGCCTCCAAGAAGAACAAGCAGGGGGACTACTCCTCACCGAACGCCACCTCGTACGACCACTTCACTGGGAAGTACTCTTCGGGGTACGACGAGTACATGGTGGAGGTGCTGTGCTTTGAGTTCGTCTCTGTAGACACGATGTACTTCGAGGAGAAGGAGAATCGCTTCGGGAACACAGGATTCTTCTATCAGGGTTACAACTACAAGGAAAAACCCAACAGCGTGTTTTCTCGCACCCCGCATAAGATGGAGGTCGAGAACGTGTACACGGGGATGTACGTCATGGGGACGGACTTCTTGTTCGGCTACGGGCTGATGACCAACATGCCCAGGAACATGCACGACCTCTCCCGCACGCGGATGTCGTACTCCCCCGTGGCAACCAACATGCGGGACATGGTCCCCAAGTCCCTTGTCGATAGCTGCATCGGGTTTGCTGACATGCTTCAGCTCACCCACCTCAAGCTGCAGCAGGCTATCGCCAAGGCCAAGCCCGACGGATTGATTATCGACATCGAGGGGCTGGAGAACGTACAGCTCGGAAAGGGTGGGGAGCTGCAGCCGCTAGAGCTGCACGACATCTACGAGCAGACGGGGGTGTTCTACTACCGAAGCAAGAACCCCGAGGGCGGGTTTCAGAACCCACCAGTCAGAGAGATTGGTAACGCCATCCGCAACGTCAACGAGCTCATCGGGCTGTACAACCACTACCTGCGTATGATCCGTGACGCTACGGGCATTAACGAGGTTATGGATGCCTCCACCCCGAAGGGGGACGCCTTGGTTGGGGTGAGGGAGCAGGCCCTAGCTGCAGGGAATAACGCCATCTACGACGTCACCAACTCTTCTATGATTCTGTTCAAGAAGGTGTGCGAGGACGTAGTGAAGTGCCTGCAAGTCTTGCCACGGGAGAGCGTAGTGTACAGGGTGTACGAGAACGCCATCGGGAAGACGAACATGAGCGTGCTCAACAGCTTCGGGAACCTCCCCATGTACAACTTCGGGGTGACGGTGCAGAAGGAGATGGAGGATATCGAGAAGGCGTACCTAGAGCAGAACATCCAGGCCTCCCTCGCTCAGAAGGAGCTGGAT